ATGTTGTTCAATTCCAAAACAGTAATACAAGTATCGTGACAACCTCTAACATAAACGTCGGTGGTCAAGTTATTATCACGGGTGCCACAAAGGGTCTCGATGTGACCTCAAACATAGAATTAGGGGGTCGACTTAAGTTTGACAGTAACGTCTTCATCGATACACTCCGTGTTGCTGATGTGGCCACAAACTTGGTTACCTATGATCAAAGTACTGGTGAACTCACAGACTCTGGTGGATCTTTCATGAATAAATTCACTATGGTTTCTGAACAACCTCCTTCGAATATATTCTCAAACGTGTCTACCGGGCCGTACACCCTCACAACTTCAAACTTAGCTACAAACTCTAATACATTCAACGCATTTGATGGGACTGCGAATGCTTGGGTGAGTGGCGATCTCGCCGGTGGATACATCGGTGGATCCAACGTGTTCCACGAAACAAATCTTACCCAACTTTCAAACACCCACCCTACACAGTTTGGTGACTGGCTCGCTATCGAGTTCCCGTATAAATCCAGATTGAGACACATGAAATTGACTCCTCTAACAGCTGCACAGTTCCCTGCTTCGGCGAATATATACGCGACAAATGATAGTGTTACGTGGACAGAAATTGGATACTGGAAGGATCGTAACCCAGTGACAAATTCAAACGTCCAAACAATTTCAGTCAATACACCCGAGGACTTCAATAAGTATGCCCTCGTCGCCACAAAGGCTGCGGGGAACAGTTCCAACGTCGCCATCCAAGATTGGAATCTTTTCACAGAATCCATCTCCGTCGATGGGGGGAAAGGTGTTGACAAACGGCGGGCGGCCACAAAGACATTCGTATTCACAGTATCGAATGCCAGTGGTGCTAATAAATACTATATCAATGGTGTACAGCAATCTTCTCTACAATTAGAACAAAACCATACGTATATATTTGACGTATCTAGTACGACTCTTGCGACCCATCCACTTAGATTTTCAACAACTGCCACTGGTAGCGAATATACTACGGGTATAACGAATTCGGGAACGTACGGAGGTGGGGGTACAGCCACAAGAACATTTGCGGTCACCACAGATACTCCCACAACACTTTACTATTTCTGTACAGCCCACGCTGGTATGGGGGCTACGATGAGTATCTCACCAACGGCAGAATTAGAGGTTTCTGGTCGTATCATGTCTAGAGACCTCGTGGTCACAGGGACGGGTGGAACGAGTATAGGTGGTGGGACGACCGCGCAAAGGGCGGAGTACCCTGCTTTGGGTACGATCCGGTATAACTCCACAACCGGGTTCATGGAAGGCTATGCAGCGGCGGGGTGGGCCCCTATCGCCCAACCACCCACAGTCACGGGTATTTCGCCGTTAACCACGCTTGTTAGTGGGGGCTATGCGGTTGGATGGGATACAGGTACGAAGATTCAGGCATCGGACAAGGAGGCGGCGGACGAGTTCGGCTATAGTGTCTCCGTGAGCGGGGACGGGACGAAGGTTATAGTGGGGGCGCCCTCTGAGGATACGGGTGGTGGCGACGCCGGTGCCGCCTATATCTTCGCCTACGATGGTTCGTCTTGGGATGCGGGTGTGAAGATTCAGGCATCGGATAAACAGGCGAGTGACTACTTCGGCAGTAGTGTCTCCATGAACTCGGACGGGACGAAGGTTATCGTGGGGGCGTACCTTGATGATACGGGTAGTGGCAACGCCGGTGAAGCCTATATCTTCGCCTACGATGGTTCGTCGTGGACTCAAGAAGCGAAGATTCAGTCATCAGACATCGCGGCGGGTCACGGCGGGAGTGACTTCTTCGGGTGGACAGTCTCCATGAACTCAGACGGGACGAAGGTTATCGTGGGGGCGAAGTATGAGGATACGGGTGGTACCAACACCGGTGCCGCCTATATCTTCGCCTACGATGGTTCGTCGTGGACTCAAGAAGAGAAGATTCAGTCATCAGACATACAGACGAATGACAACTTCGGCTATAGCGTCTCCATGAACTCGGGCGGGACGAAGGTTCTCGTTGGGGCGTACTCGGAGGACACGGGTGGTGGCGACGCCGGTGCCGCCTATATCTTCGCCTACGATGGTTCGTCGTGGACTCAAGAAGCGAAGATTCAGGCATCGGACAAGGAGACGAATGACAACTTCGGCAATAGTGCCTCCATGAACTCGGACGGGACGAAGGTTATAGTGGGGGCGTACGCTGAGGATACGGGTGGTACCAACGCCGGGTCCGCCTATATCTTCGCCTACGATGGTTCGTCGTGGTCCCAAGAAGCGAAGATTCAGTCATCTGATATTTATACGAGTGGCTTCTTCGGGTGGAGCGTCTCCATGAACTCAGACGGGACGAAGGTTCTCGTGGGGGCGTACGCTGAGGACACGGGTGGTACCGACGCCGGTGCCGCCTATATCTTCGCCTACGATGGTTCGTCTTGGGATGCGGGTGTGAAGATTCAGGCATCGGATAAACAGACGGGGGACAACTTCGGCAATAGTGTCTCCATGAACTCAGACGGGACGAAGGTTATCATGGGGGCGAGGTATGAGGATACGGGTGGTAACAGCATTGGGTCCGCCTATATCTTTGACTACCGGGCGACCGAGCTCTTTGACGCATCAACCCAAGTATTCACGGCTACCGGTACGGGTATTGTCAGTGGATCGACGGTCCAATTGGAAGGTGCCGATGGAAGTTTGTATAGTGTTGTCGATGTGACCGCCCCGAACGCTGCCGGGACACAAATAACTTTCAAATTTGGGAGCCAGATTATGACTCCATCTGCATATGATGCTGTGAATACTAATTCTTACAGTATATATTTTGAACCAAACACGTCCCGGATCGGCGGATCGAGTGGCGAGTTTGGTAATTTTTTTTACGATAACGGTGCCGGTGTCAATACCAATCCTTACCTCAATTGGTCTAGCCATGCACCCTACATTGCACTCGCAATGGCTCAAATGAGTTCATTTGGGGGTGGAACACCTCCAAATTGTCCATCAACTCAACTTTGGATTGACAAAGATATAAACGGTACGAATACTTATAAAATTGTTGGAATTAAAAGCGGTCAGTTTTTATCAAGTAACACCATCGCCCAACAACCCTATAAAGTTAGGATTAATAGTACATCGGGTCTGATCGGGACCAGTACTGCCTCGATAGGGTTTCCAACTGGGTGGACTACCGCGGCTGGGGCGAACCTAGATTTCGAGACTGGTGTGTCCATGACTCAAACACTCGTAGGTACAGATGGTGGTGGTGGTACGAATAGGACTTTCTCTCTAGCACCCGGGAGTAACGCCTTACCATCAGGCCTCACCCTTACCGGGAGTACAGGTGCGATAACAGGTACAATTGCGGCGAATCAAGATGGTGTTACGACGTCCGTAACATTCCGATTGACTGATAATACCACCGGACTGTTCACAGATAGAGCAATCAATATCGTGGGGATATCCGCACTCTACGCATTTACCTCACATACGTTCACGAACGCGGATCAACAGGGACGATATGGACCTACACTCTCCGATCTGAGGAATAACTATACACCTACATGGACGGATTATAGCAGTAATTTAAACGTTACAACACAAGGAATCCAAGAATGGACTGTTCCTTCGACGGGGTCGTACACAATCAAGGCGGCCGGTGGAGCGGGTGGTGGTTCATCGGGGATACATAGCGATTCCTACCTCCAGCTAGCTTCTTTTAGAGGTATTGAAATGCAGAGAACAGTTACACTATCCAGGGGGGTTACTGTAAGGATTATTGCTGGTCTAATGGGCTCCGCCTATATGTCCGGTGGTGGTGGTGGTGGGTCGTTTGTATATTATAACGCGACAGATACGTACCCAATCCTCGCCGCGGGTGGTGGTGGCGCTATAAACGGCTGGAGCGCTTGGCCCTCAGCAACGAGGAGTAATGTCAATTACGTGTACGGTGCGGCCACAGATGGTCAGAGTGGGACGAGTGGTGCTAACGCTAGTAGTGGTGAGTTGGGTGGAACCAATGGTGGTGGAGGTGCGCGTGGAGGTTCTTATGCCGGTGGTGGTGCGGGGTGGCTGTCCGACGGGGTGGATTCCAACACCACCGCGTCAGGTGGACATGCACCACGGAATGGCGCCATCGGGGGGACCTCCACGGGCGGCTACACCCCCTCGGCCCACGGAGGATTCGGTGGCGGTGGTGCAACCCATGGTAACTACGGTGGTGCAGGTGGTGGAGGTGGTTATTCCGGTGGGGCAGGCTCCACCGATTCCGTGTCTGGTGACCAGAAGCAATTCTCTGGTGGAGGTGGTTCTTATGGCGGCACGGCAACCGGTGTGTATAATGCAGCGGGGCCGACGTGGGGGGATGGGATGGGATATGTTATCATTACAAAAAATTAATAAGTATATATATATATGGAAGACTTTCCCTTACCCGTTACTATTAGTGAACCCACTCCAGAAGAACTTGCTGCTCAAAAAGTCATACAAGAACGTAAAGTTGAGGCCATGACTAAACTCCGTTCTGAGCGGGACGCATTGATTCCTTCTACGGATAAATACGTGATGAGGGATTACCCCATAAACGATGAAACCTTCAAAAAATGGAAACGTTACCGCCAACACCTCCGTGACCTTCCGGGTATGTCTTCACCGGATCTAGATGAAGACGGAAACCTCACGGGTGTTGAGTGGCCGGTCGTCCCGACTCCATAAACCCTCTTTGCAATTAACAAAAAAAACAAACTTTACAAACTGAACAGAGTTTCTAAAGTTTGCCGTTCCAATCGACGGAGTCGATTGTCCCGTATCAAATAAAACCCGAGGGGTTTTGGTCATTTAAAAAAACCTCGCCCTATATTAAATGCCTATCATTGATACCCCGGCGGGTACTCTTGAGGTAACTAACGCTATCTTGAGTGCCAGTGAATTTAGGGCGACTCAAAAAATAAGTGTTTCTAACTCAGCACCAACTAAAAACTTTTCAGTGGGTGATAAATTTCATGTGAGTACAACCGATGCGGATGCCGTTAATATTACAGGGAACCTGGTCGCACAAAAACTTAAAATCGGAAATCTTCTCGTCAGTCCAACCTTCGATTTAG